GAGCAATCACTACTGCAGATTCTGCTGTAATATCAAAAATAAATGGAACTACTGTAACAGGTGGTGGATTTACAGTTGCTTTTACAAGCTCAGCTGCAGGAGACATTGATACTGCTGAACCAACAGCTTTAAATTCTGTATCAGAAGGTGATTTTATCACTATTACATCTGATGGTGGATCTTCAACATCTCAACCAATAGACGTAACAGTTATTATAAGAAGATAATTATAGTGGGGATAGCAATATCCCCATTTAACTACGGAGAAACAAATGGTTAAAAAAAGAAAACAATTAAGTTTAGACGATAAAATTGATAGTATCATTGATCTCTTAGAAGATTTAAGATACGAACAATCAAATAAGGAGTGTGAAAATTGTCAAAACAATGACGATGATGACACAAATATTAACGATGAAGATGAGGAGAACGAATAATGTCAGGTAAAGGCGTAGATGGTGCTTTTGCAGTAGTATCAAGTCAAGCAGTTGCTTACACAGCAACAGCTGCAGCAACCGCAACAGCATTTAGTGATGGAATACATCATATTAGAATTTCTGCAACAACAGCTTGTCATTACAAATTAGCAGGTACACCAGTTGCAACAACTAGTGATACATATTTACCAGCTAATGTAATTGAGATTATCAGAGTAAATCCAGGTCAGAAAATTTCTTTCATAAGAAATGCTACTGATGGATCTGCTTCTGTTAGTCAAATGTCTAAATAGTTTAAATAAAATTTAAACAAGTTAGACTATGAACAAGATAGTTGAGAAGGAAGGATTAGTAACTACTACATATCATTCAGATGATAAGGGAATAGTTATTGAAAAAAATTTAGATTATAAACCAATAGTAGAGCATAATAAAAAATTATATACTCATAACTCTGGTTATTCTAAATCAAGAGAATTAAAAAGAATTGCTTCAGTTCCAACACTTGTTTTAGAAATTTGGGCAAAAGAATACAATGGCAGTAATAATTGGTTTGGATTGCCAAAAGATGTTCAAAATAAAATAATGAAAAAAAAATTAAACAGTTCTGAATTTTTACTTTTTAGAACAGCACCAGGTAGATTATAATGGCACTCTCAACATACGCAGAATTAAAAACAACAATTGCTAATTGGTTAAACAGAACAGACTTAACTTCAGAGATAGCTGAGGATTTTATTGTTCTTGCAGAAGCTGACTTTAATTCTAAATTAAGAATACGTCAGATGCATAGTCAAACAACAATTACAATTGATGCAGAAACAGAAAGCACACCAACAGGATTTTTACAAGTAAGAGATTTTTTTATATTAAGAAACAACGACAAGCATCCAATGAATTATCTTAGCCCACCTCAAATGGATTCTATAAAAGGAACGTCTATGTCAGGTATTCCGGTAGCATATACTATACTAGGATCAACATTTAGATTTGCCCCAAGACCAGCAGATTCTTATTCTGGTATATTAAATTTTTATAAAAAGTTTGATGCTTTATCATCAGCTAATACATCTAATTATATTTTAACAGATCACCCAGCTATTTATTTGTATGGAAGTTTATATCATGCAAGTAATTTTCTTGGTGGTATTGACCCTAACCAATCTCAACAATGGTCGCAAATGTATCAAACAGCTTTAGAAAGAGCTGAATTAAATGATAGAGAAGATCAGTTTTCAGGATCTCCATTACAAATTAGATCCGATGTAACTGTATCATCTCCATTTAATAGAAGATTTGTTACATCAGTAAGTGAATAATTAATATGCAATTACCTTTTGGTGAATGGTTACCAGATCAACCTGAACACTTGAATCCAGGAGCAAACGTTGCTAAGAATGTTTATTATGCTTTACAAGGTTATAAACCATTTAAAAGTTTGGTGTCTTACAGTTCTAATGCGATGGCAGCAGACGCTAGGGGTGCTGGTTCATTCAGAGACAATACTAATACTGTTTTTAATTTTATTGCAACTAACGATACTATTTACGAACTAACCTCAGGTGCATTTACTGATGTAGGCGCATCAGGATTTCTTTTAAACAATTCATTCGCAACTTGCACAATTACAGTTTCTGATTATGCAAATATAACTGCTGGAAAAACAATTACTTTAACTAAAAATAATGGAACAGCAGTAGTATTTACTTCTACTCTTGGTTCTCCTGGTGCATTAGAATTTCAAGTTCAAACAAATAATAATACTACAGCTACAAATTTAAAAAATACTATTGATGCTCATGCGGATTTTTCTGCAACTGTAACTGGCGCAGTCGTTACAGTAACAAGAGGTGCTGTAGGTAGAGATAATTTAACAACTGTATCTACTGATACCGTAAGATTAACAACTACAAACTTTACTGGTGGTACTCCTTTATCAGGTACTAATACAGACTTTGTTACATTCACACAATTTGGAAATTACGTTATAGCAAGCAATGGAGTTAATGCCCCTCAATATTATTTAATGGGAACATCAACAAACTTTGCTGCTTTATCAACTATTGCTACAGATGGAAGTCCACCATTGTTTAGAGTATCAGGAGTTATTAGAGATTTTTTAGTTACAGGAAATATAGCCGGAGCAACAAATAGAATTCAATGGTCTGGAATAAATGATATTTCAACTTGGACAGAAGGTTCAAAATCAGCAGACTTTCAAGATTTACCAGGATCAGGTGGAAGAGTTGTTGGTATTACATCAGGAGAAGTTGGTTATGTATTTAGACAAAATCAAATTATTCGTATAGACTTTGTAGGTGGAGCAACTGTATTTAGATTATCAGTTATATCTCCAAACAGAGGTGCAGTTTATGGAAAAACTATTTGTCAAGATAATAGAAGAGTATTCTTTTATGCTGATGATGGATTTTATCAAATAGATGGAGATAACGTAATAGCAATTGGTGCTGAAAAAGTTAATAGATTTTTTGAAAGTAATTTAAATAAAGCATTTACAGATAGAATGGTTGCAGCTGTTGATCCATTTAATCAATTAGCGATGTGGTTATATCCATCAGCTAATAATACTTCAAACACAACAGGTATTTGTGATAGAATTTTAATTTATAATTATGCAACTCAAAAATGGTCTTTAGCAGAAGCTAGTGCTAGCCAAATATTTTCACAATTTGTTGGAGCTTATACTGTTGAATTAATGGATATTATATCTCAAAATTTAGATACTATTAATATTGCATTAGACTCAGATTTCTGGACTGGTGGACAGTTGTATTTAGGTGGTATTACTAATGATTATAAAGCAGCAATATTTTCTGGTAATCAATTAGAATTTGAAATAGAAACATCAGAGCAAGAAGTATTTCCAGGAGTAAGAGCAAATATTACAGGTGTAAGACCCATTGTAGATGCGACAGCAACAGTTACTATTAAAACAAGAGAACGTCTTGCAGATGATGAAACAGAATCTTCAAGCTCTACTATGACAGATAGTGGTATTAATCCTGTAAGACAATCAGGAAGATATGTTAGAGCTAATGTTAAGATAGCATCTGGAACAAATTGGAATCATGCTCAAGGTATAGATCTTGTAGCAAGTAGAGCAGGATATAGATAATGGCAGAAGTTGTTGAAAAAGATATAGATAATGTTAGATATTCATTTGAAGCACAAGAATATTTTCAAAGACAACTTGAAGAAGCGGTAAATACATATATAAACAAATTCAATACAGAAAACGATAAAGTTTTCTCATGGTTCATAGGAGATTAATATGGCAGGTATAAAAGATTTTAGCACAACAGCAGCAAATAATACTACAGTAGGTTCAGTTAGTGTTGCAGAAGGAATGTTACCTTCTACTATTAATAATGCTTTCAGAGGATTAGCTGCAGAAATTAGAGAATGGTTTAACGATTCTCAATGGGTTATTTATGGAGATGGTGATGGTTCATTTACTATTACTTATGCTTCAGCAACTTCATTCACAGTAGCAGCTGTAGACGTTACAGGTTTTTATCATGTAGGTCGTAGAGTTAAAGCAATAGCTACAACTCCAGGAACAATATTTGGCACAATAAGTGCAACTACATTTTCAACTAATACAACTGTAACAGTAACATGGGATAGTGGTTCATTAGCTAATGAAGCAGTAGTTATTTATGTTGCCGCATTATCTAAAACAAATGATTCAATTCCAGAACTAGTTATTACTAATGCTAAAGTTGCAACAGCAGCTGCAATTGACGCAACTAAAATTGGCGGTGGTTTAATATCTAATGCAGAATTTGCATTTCTTAATGGAGTTACATCTGCAATACAAACACAACTTGATGCAAAACTTGTTAAAGCAGATAATTTATCTGACTTAACATCAACATCTACTGCAAGAACAAATTTAGGTTTAGGAACTATAGCAACTCAAGCAGCAAGTGCTGTTGCTATAACTGGTGGAACTATATCAGGTTTAAGTTCTCCAACAGTTGGATCTGAACCAACAACTAAAACTTATGTTGATAATTTAGTTACAGGATTAAAAACAAGAATTATATGTAGAGCTGCTTCAACTGCAAATGTAGTTATAGCTTCTGCTTTAGAAAATGCTGATACATTAGATGGAGTTACACTTGTTACAGGAGATAGAGTATTATTAAAAAATCAAACAACAGATTCTCAAAATGGTATTTATACTGTTGTAGCTTCTGGTTCAGCTTCAAGAGATACTGAGTTTGATACTATTACAGAACTTGCTGGACAATTAGTTATTATTCAAGAAGGAACTGTAAATGCTGATACATTTCATTTATGCACTACAGACACAAGCGCTACATTAGGAACAACTTCAATTACATTTACACAAGTAACGCCATCTAACTCAGGAACAGTAACATCTGTTGTTGCAGGAACTGGGTTAACTGGCGGAACTATTACATCTTCTGGAACTTTAGCAATTGATACTGGAGTTGTTACAACATTAACTGGCACTCAAACATTAACAAATAAAACTTTAACATCACCAATAATATCTTCAATTAGTAATACTGGTACTTTAACATTACCAACATCAACAGATACACTTGTAGGTAAAGCAACTACAGATACATTAACTAATAAAACATTAACATCACCAGTTTTAACAACACCAGCTTTAGGAACACCTGCATCTGGAATTTTAACAAATGCTACTGGCTTACCATTAACAACAGGAGTTACTGGTACATTAGGAGTAGCAAATGGTGGAACAGGATTAACAGCATTAGGAACTTCATTACAATCATTAAGAGTTAATTCTGGTGCAACTGCTTTAGAGTTTGCAACAGCAAGTGCAGGTTTTTCTGGTGCTACAACAACTTCTTCTGCTGTTGATATAACATTAACAAGTGCTTCTACTCAGGTACAAAATATAACAATGACTGCGGCAGATAAAGCAGTTATTCTTCCTGATGCCACAACATTAACTACAAAAGGTTTTCCAATATTTGTAATCATAAATAATGGATTTTATGCATTTAACATTAAAAATAATGGTGGTTATATACTAGCAATACTACAACCAAATACTTCAATAGAATTAACATTATTTGATAACTCAACATCAAGCGGTAGTTTTTCTACTGATGCTAATGCAATAAATTTAGGTACATCTCTAATAACTACTGTTAAATCAGGAACAACAGGCATCTCAACTACTCCTGCTCATACAAATCCTTGGAATAATGGTGTAAGTGCAGATAAACTATCATCAACAACAGCTATAATTTTTTATGTTGCTGGTACTTCTAACAGAGATGTTTATGGAGTTGTTGTTTCTTATTCTGGTACAACAATTACAATAAATTCAGAAACATTATTGTATAGTGGTTCATCAACCGCTGCTACTTGTTTTACAAGTGTAATGTTAGATTCAACTACTGGACTTATAATTGTAGGCAGAACATCAAATAAAATTGCAGTACCATTTACAATATCAGGAACAACTATAACAGCAGGTACAGCTAGTTCAACATTTGGTACTGGTAGTGGTGGTGCTGGTGGTTTTTCTAAACCAGTTGCCGCAAGTTCAACACTAGCTTGTTTATTTGATAATACAGTTACAGATGGTTTAATTTATAAATTAAGAACTATTCAACACAATGGTGCTTCTGCACCAACTATTGGAACTGCATCTTCAGGCACAATTACTGTTAATTATGATGAAGCTCCACCAACAATAAGTCCAATAAGTTCAACAAAAGTTTTTATTGCTTATGCTGATAATGTAACTCAATATACAGTAGCAAGAATTGGAACTTTAAGTGGTACTTCTGCTCCAACTCTTGAAACAGCAAATACATCTTCAGTAACTGCTAATACTTATGACTTTTATACTAATAGTGTAATTCAAGTATCTTCAACTGAATTTTTATATTTAGGTTCTCTTGGGACTGATAGATATACAGTGTCTGGGAATACAGTTACTTATGATACTACTTCTTTATTTTCTACTTTTAATTCTTTAATTCAAAGTTATTATAATACACATACTATATCTTTTGGAAATTTTGCAATAAAACTTCTTTTTTCTACTGGAAACTTTTTTCTTTTACAAAAAAGTGGTAATTTTTATTATGGAAAACAAAATTATTTAATAGCACCAGATGGTACTTCTTCTAATCTAGGAAGTTATACTTCTATGCCAATAGAACTTGACTCAACTACATTTTTAATGGCTACTAATAGTGGTGGAGTAGGATCAAAAATTAGTGCATATTTAGTTAAATATATAGGAGCATAAATGAAAAAAATATTAACAGATAATAATGGTGGAATATTCGGAGTATTCAATGAAGTTAAACAAGTAGCAAATGGTTACATTTGTGATGGTGCTTCTTATCAAACAATAGTTACTGGAGAAGTTACAGTTGAGGAAGTTGCTGATGATTACACAATACCACAACCTGATGTTATTGAAATTATAACACAACCAAAACCTGCGCTTACTTTAGAACAGTTACAAAAACAATTAGAAGAATTACAAAAGAAAATAATATGATACCTTATACTAACGAAGAAGTAGAATTTATTAACAAACCAATATAAGGAGAACTATATGTTTAATTTTAATCCCTTTAAACTTCCAAACTATAAAGAAGTTAAAGAATCAACTGAGAAGTTATATTCTGATTCTGTTAAATTCTTTGAAGAATGGGTTGAGGATGTTAAAAAGTATTTCAATAAAAAGTAAATGTCCAATACATATAAAAGTACGTTTTTTAGTTTAACGACTACAAGTCAAACTACTGTTTATACTGTACCTGCAGGTGTCAAAGCACTTATAAAAACTATACAATGTTCTAATCACACAGGTAATACTAAAGTTGAAGTATTTGTAACCGACACTAGTGCTACTACAACTACTGAAATTGCAGAACTTACAATGTCAGCTAGTTCAACAGAAAATTTTGCTAAAGGTATAATTATTTTAGATGCAGGTGATATTCTTAAAATTACTGCTGATACAGCAAATAGAATTACCGGAACTATTTCTGTATTAGAAATTTCTTTCTAATGGATGTTATTAGAATACCAAAAGAGAAAACAGAATCAGTTTGGATTTTAGTTAAAGAGTATATTAGAAATGCTTTAATATATTCTGGCAGTCATCACCATACTGACCATTACAAAGATTTAATTAAAGACGGTAAGTTACAACTTTGGATTATTTGGGATGAGAAAAAACCTAATGTAGATGAACAATTTAATGGACTTGTTCTCTCACAAATCATACAAAGAAGCATTAAAAAAGTCTTACATTTGCCTATGGTTACAGGTAAGAATAGACAACAATGGCAAGATTTAATTGTAAAGATAGAAAATTTTGCTATAGATCAAGGATGCGATTGCATGGAATTAATTGCAAGACCAGGTTGGCAAAAGATTCTTGATAAACATAAGTACTATAGAACCCATGTAGTATTAGAAAAAAACTTAAAAACAGAGGAAAAATAATATGTCATTTCTAGGCGGCGGCGGTGGATCAGGAACTACAGTAAATACAGTAACTCCTTATGCTCCAGCTCAACCAGCATTAAATCAAATTTTAGCAAACGCATCAACATTATATCAACAAGGTGCAACGTCTCCTTATGTCGCTCCATCTGAACAAACATTAACTGGTTTAGGAATTCAAGAATCCTTAGGCACATCAGCTGCACAACAATTAGCAAATACATTATCTGGCAATTATCTTAATCCATATTTATCTCCAATCATTCAGCAAGCTGGACAAGAAGCGTATAGTACAGTTGCTCAACAATTTTCAGGAGCAGGAAGAACTCCAGGTTCTCCAATGTCTCAACAACAAGTTGCAGATATTGTAGCGCAAAGAGCATTACCTTTTGCTTTCCAATCTTATGGTCAAGAAAGACAAAATCAATTAGGAGTTGCTCAAGCAGTTCCAAGTTTATTTACTACTGGTCAGCAATTAGAACAATTACAAAGACAATATCAACAAGCACCCTTTCAAGCATTACAACAATATGCTGGTCTTGTTAGTCCAATTGGTTCAGGATTACCTACACAAACTAGAGATACACAATCACAATCTAATCCATTAACTTTAGGATTAGGTGGAGCATTAGTAGGTTCACAAGTTTTACCAAGTATATTTAGTTCATTATCTCCAGGAATGGGTGCTGCTTATGGTGGACTTGGTGCAGCAGGTTTAGGATTATTAGGATTATTATAATATGGGTTTTATTAGTGATGCTGTTGAAGATGTAGGAGATTTTGTTGGAGATACTGTTGAAACAGCATTTGATAATCCAATTGAAACAGCTGCTATTATAGCTTCAATATATTATGGAGCGCCATATTTAGCAGAAGCAGCAGCAGCAGAAGGAGCTTTGGCTGCAGGAGTAGCAGATACATTTGGAGCTTCAACGGCAGCAGATATTTTAGCAGCAGAAGCGGCAAGTGCTGCAGCATACACAGGTGGCACTGGTTTAACTCAAACATTATTAGGTGCAACGCCAGGATTAACAGTACAAGCAATTGCTGAAGGTGCAGTTCCTATTGCAACACAAGGTTTGTTTGGAGCTGGTGGAACTTTTAATCCTTTAGCAGGATCATTGTTATCAAATATAATTCCATCTACACCAACAGATTTTTTAACTTCATTTATTCCAAAAACTCCTGGAGAAATTGCAAATACTTTAGGAATAGCATCTACATTAGGCGGAATTGTTACAACAAGACCAGAAGTTCCTGGTGTTAATATGACTATACCACCAAGCAATGTTCCTCAGTATGGTACAGGTCAAACTATTTTTAATGCTTATAATTCTGCTAAACGAAGTATAAATGATATTTTATATCCACAAGGATTATTAGGCACACAACAACCAAGAACAGCAGGAATTTATTCAAACTACCTACAACAACAAGGATTATTACAATGAACGATTTAACAGAATTATTAAAAAAATATTACGGTTATGGAATTGATGATCCACTTGGTTCAACTGAATCAACATCTATAGATGGTGGTTTGGAACAAGATATGAGATTACAAAATAAATCATTATTAGGTTCTGATAGAAAAACAAATAACACTTTAAGTTTAATGGGATTACTTGGTAGCCCAGAAGCATTAACAGGATTAGGTTTAATATCAGCTGGTATGAAGGGTCAAAGTATTGGCGAAGCTGCATTGCCATCTTTTGTTGAAGGATTAAAAATATCTTCAAGTGTTAGAGCAATGACTAAAGAACAAGAACAACAAAAAGCAATTGACGAATTTGGTAGTCAAGTTCCTGAACAATACAAACCATTGTTCAAAGCGTTTCCAAGAGAAACAATGAAATTATTATTAACTCCTAAAACTCCAACGATTAGTGGTGAAGCATTAAAAGTTGCTCAGAAATTACAAGGTTTAAGTCCAACTGAATTTAAAGAAGCGCTTGGAAAATTATCTAAAGTTGACCAAGATTTATACAATAAAGAAATAGCAGGAAATCAAGATATTATTTCTCAACTACTTACTATGTCTGGTGGAAATTTAGCTGATTATGCACAGAAACAAAAAGTAAAGACAGCAACAGCAACTCCTGTTGATATTAAATCAACTGATGTATTTAAGAAATATAAAGAAGCCAATCCAACGGTTTCTGACGAAGAATTAATAGACGCAATTAAAAAAAAATTTCCAAATAAATATAAATAAATATTATGGCTACGCAAATTATAGATCCTTTTGAACAAAAGGGTTCTGTCAATATTATTGATCCATTTGAAAAACCAATAGAAGAACAAACTGCTTTAGATAAAGCATTTGGTAATTTAAGTAATGCAGATATTATTGCTGGTAAAAAAAAAGGAGATCAACCAACAACTGTAATTAAAGATCCTTTTGCAGATACTCCATCTTCTTCAATAACAATTAATCAATTAAAAGACGTTTGGGAAGATAAACTTGGAGTTACTCAAGAGAATAAAGAAAAATTAAGATTTTTATTAGGCGATCCTGAAAATAGTTTATTGGGTAAAGTAAATAATTATTTATTTGACAGAGGTTCAGAAACTATAGACGCAGCTGTAAGAACAGGTACTTCTCTTGGATTAATTGCTACTGGTCTTGCAGGAGATACTCTTAATGTAATTTATAAAGTTACAGGAAATGATACTAGCGGAGCATATTCAGGCGCAAGATTAACAAGAGATTTAAATATTGGTTTAATGGAAATCATGGGTAGATCAGCAGGATTTAAACCAGTTCCTAAAAAAGAAGGTTTTCTTAAAAGCGAAAAAACAGGAAAAGAATTTGACAGTATTATTAATTATGCAAAAGAAAGTGCTGAGAATAGAAAAGAAGTTATTCAAAATGTTAATAGAGTTTTTGATGATGAGATAAAAGTTATTAAAGAAAACAATGATGTTATTATTGGTGATATATTTGAACCAGGTAATGTTGCTAAGAGAACTCAAGTATTAGACGAAATAAAATCTACTAATCAAAAGATTGCAGAAGGTATTCCTGAAATTAAAATAGAAATACCAAAAGCAGAAATTCCTAAAATTGAATTGCCTAAAGCAGAAATTCCAATCATTGAAACTACTACACAAGCTCTACCTAAAATAGAGATACCTAAAATTGAACCTATTGCAGAACCAATTTCTCCATTACAAAGAAACCCAGCATTGCCAATTGAGACAACAAAAAAGATTACTGACGCTGCTCTTAAATTTTTTCAAGAAGAAAATATTATCTTAGAAAAAAAGAAACCAATATCATTACAAATTCAAGAGTTATGGCAGTCTGGAAAATATGATGTTCCTACTATTATAAGTCGTATTGCTGAAAATAATAAAATTACACCTGAAGAATTTACATCTTATATTTATCCAAGTGTTAGACAATCAGCTAAAGAATTAAATGCTTTTTCACAATTAGCAAAAGCGTACAAACAAAGACTAGATCCAACTGGTGCTTTTGATACTGGAGCTGGAACTTTAGGAGTTTTAAAAAGGTTAGATAACATTCGTAGAGGTTTATTAGTTACAAGATTATCTACATCTGTTCGTAACTATTTATCTCAAAGTGCAAGAGTTGGATTAGAAACAGTACAAGCAGGATTTGATTTGGCTTTGCAACAAGCAATAAGACCATTTGTAAAAGACAAAATACTTTTTGATAAAAGTGCTGTTAGTCCATTAAGTCATTTTCAAGGATTAATTAATAATTTTACTCAATGGAATCCAAAAATTCATAAAGAAATTAAAACGTTAACTAATAAAATATTTGAAAACTTTCCAAAAGAAAAAGATAGATTGTTTTTAAACTATGCTTCTGACGTTAAAAGCGCATCAGGTCTTGCAAATAAAAAAGGAATATTAAATAGAGTTGAGGGTGGGGTTGATATATTAAACATAGTCAACAAAACTCAAGAATACATAACTAGAAGAGCTGTATTTTTATCAAGATTAGATGAAGCTGTTAAAGCTAATGGTAAATTTTATAAAAATAAAACATTAGAACAGTTAACAAAAGATGGTGAATTAAATTTATTAAGACCATCTGAAATTACTGTTGCTATAGATAAAGCATTAGAAACAACTTTTGCTAAAGATTTCAATGCTAGTAAAGGTGGCTTTGATAGATTTGCTGCAAAATTTATTGACGTTATTAATTCAGCTCCATTTATTCTTACAAATATAATTCCGTTTCCTAGATTCTTAATGAACGCAGTTAAGTTTCAATATGATTACAGTCCACTTGGAATATTAAGTTTTCTTAGCAAAAAATCAAGAGCAGAACTATCAAGAGGAAATACATCTGTATTAAGTAAAGCAACTCTTGGAACAGGAATGATATTAGCTGCTTATGCTTTGCGTAATCAATCTTATGCAGGAGAAAAATGGTATGAATTTAAAGTTGGAGAAAGAACAGTTGATGTAAGACCATTTAACCCATTTGCTTCTTATTTATTTTTAGGAGATGTTATTAAAAGATACCAAGAAGGAACATTAAGAAATTTAGATGTTAAAGGTATTGCTTCTGTATTGTTTGGAATAAGAGGAACAACAGGAGTTTATTTAGTTGATTCTTTAATTAATTATTTTACAGATCCAAAGTTAGATAAAGGATCTATTGTAAATGGAGTGCAAAAATTATTAGGAGAAACTGCTGCAAGTTATTTAACTCCCTTCCAAAACTTTACTGATGTTTATGCCCAGTTCTTTCCTGAAGCTAGAGCGGTTAAAGAAACAGGTGGATCAGAATTTACAGGTGCATTTGCAAGAAGATTTCCAGGTTCTAATTTACCAACATTAACTTCTCCAACATCTTACATTATAGATGCAAATGGAATACCAAGAGCAGCACCAGTTTATAAAGAAGATCCATTATTAACTCAAGTTACAGGATTGGCTTTTATTCCACCTAAAAATCCTGCAGAAAAAGAATTAGATAGATTAGGTTTTGATTACAGAGAAATATATAAATCAACAAAGATACCTGAGTTAGACAGAGCTTATAAAGACAAACTTGCTGTATCTATTGGTTTTGGAT